ACCTCGCGGTTCCCCGGTCCGCCCGTCCGCCCTCGGTCAGGACCTCCCGCGGGTTCTCGCCCCCGGCAGCCGCCACAATGGGTTCGATGGTGCGGTTCTCGTAGTTGGTCATCACAGCATCGGAAGCAGTACCGTTCATGATCTCCGGGGTGATACCCAACTGGCTGTATGCCATGTTGGTCAGGTACTCCACGGTTTTCAGAAGGTTGTTTTCGAGGCTGCGGTTCAGCTGCGTGATATGCTCCGTGCCATCGGTGTAGGCAATGCCGTATTTGGAACCGGCGAGCTGCTGTTCGATCTGTGCCCGCCGTTCTTCGGCCTGTTTCTTCCGGGTCTCGCCCTTCACAACGTAGGGCAGCTGGATGATCAGGTCGAGCTTGCCGCTGCCCACCTGCTCGTCGATCACGTCCATCAGGTTCAGCTTCCGGATCAGGCGCTGCACCGTGCCGTTGGGCTCGTTCATCACGGCATAGAACGGGTTCTCCACCAGGGCCACCTGTGTCTTCGGCAGGGTGATTTCCTCTTTCCGTCCGGTCCGGTCGTTGTACACTTCCAGCCGCACGTCGTCCGGGTACCATTCCAGCACCTTTCCCACCCGCATGGATTCGATCCGGGTCTTACCGGTCTTCCCATCGTAGTCCACGTCAATGGGCACCAGCGCAATGCATCCCTCATCCAGCATGGAAAGGAACATATCATATCGCAGTGCCCGGCCCGTCTGGTCCTTATTGCCGGAAAGGTTCAGGCAAGAATTAAGGCCCGAATCAACGGTTTCGTCGTAGCGTCCGTTTTCATCGAGCCTTACATGATTGATGGTAATTGCCGCAGCGTCCATTGCAATGCGGGTGTTGATGGCCGTCATGATCGTCCGGTCATTGCTTCGGTTCAGCCTTACCCGGTCGGGGCGGTAGCTGTATCCTTCGCTGCTTCTTCCGGGGGGATCACGGTTCAAAAACGCATTCCAGGCGTGTCTCAGTCTGGAGCCAAAGGTTTGTGATGTCATTTTGATTCCCTCCGGCTTACACTTCTGTGTATTGAGCGTACATACGGCCTCTCGTTTCGTTCTTATACGCTTTTTCCGCCGCCATATTTGTGAGCACCCTTGCTACGGCATGTTTGGCCGCATTTTTAGCAGCCGAACTAACTTTACCTCCAGTCAGATAGTCATAGACATATACGCTTGCTACCGCCCTTGAAACAGCCTTTCCTCGTGCAATTCGCTTCTTTTCTCTCTCCACAGCGGTCTTTTTATCCATTCCCTTGGAATAATCCTTTTCGATTCGGTTTGCGCCTTTAACGCCATAGTCCATTCGATACATTGTTTTTTGATAACTTGTAAGCTTACGATCAGGGTCGCCATATTTTTTCTTTCCCGCCGCAGTTAAAGTACCATCAGGGTTCTGGTAACGCCGTACACCCCACTTCATGCCCTTGATACCATGATGATACAGCTCATCTTTATAAACTTGCATTTTTTCCTCCTTACGCACCATGTGCCTTCATTGTTACTGTCAGTGCGCATCCAACAACAGCGTTCTTAAACGCCCCAGATTCAACAATACTCTTGCCGAGCTTCATCGCGTTCGAACCATTATTATAAAGCGTTGTAACAGTCCCAAGCGCCGTGGCAGTTGCTCCGGCAATTTTAATGGCTTTCTGTAGCTTGCTGGGAGAAGCAGTAAGCCGTTCATACTGTTGCTCTTTCTGCAATCGATTGATTCGAGCATTCAGTTCGCTGTCACTCATTTCACGGACACTTTTCTTTGTATGTGCTCGTGTATAGTCCTCGTGATCTTGACTATAGTGTTTCTTTCCTTCAGAAGTAAGCGTACCATCCTTGTTCTGGTATCGTCGCACGCCCCATTTCATGCCCTTGATGCCCCAATGATAAAGTTCATCCCTGTATACCATAATGTTCACCTCCTCACAAACAAAAAAACGCGCCAGCAATTAAGCTGATGCGTTCAGATGTACCGTATTACGGAATGATGTCTAAAATAGATTCACACATCGTTCCTATCTCATTTGGAAAGTAATTGTCATCCAGCCCCCGATATTCCAGTTCATCGCCGACTCGTTCTTCGATTTCGGCCCACTCATCGGAAAAATTATCGATTTTGGTATAATCGTAATCAAGCCCCAGACTTTTCAAAAAATCGATCTGTTTCTCGGTAAGCATCATGGATCACCTCTTAGTGTATTTTCGGATTGTATCATGCCCTGTTTTCCAGACAGTCGTGACACAGCCATTTTCGGGGTTTACGTTTACCGTAGCGTGCTGACCAATAAACCGTTGACTAGGCTGTCCCTTTTCATTATACCGCACCTTTATTGTATCAGAGTTTAGCGGCTTTTGCAACGCATCCAGCAATCCTTCCAGAGTCACCTGTCTGGTAGGGTCTTGGGTACGGTCCAGTGCATGAATCGATAGACCTTTCACAAGGACACCATTTGAGGTATAAAATGGTTTTCTGAATTTCCGAGTAGCTCTCGCTTCGATTGAATATCGGTCATGCGCGAGTTGTTCTTTTGTCCTCCGAACACCCCACTTCATACCTTTGACTCCGTAATGGTACAGTTCCGTTGTACCATCATTCCATCGCCACATTTCTGCCCCTTTCGATTTTCTATTGCAAATTACTTTCCTATGCTGTATGATAAACATATCAACATAAGGAGGACTCACCATGGTGGACGACAAACAGCTTTCCATGCAGAACCTTAATTGCGAAGTGACCGCAAGCGATGTTTCTTTTGATTTTAGCGATACATCCCGCTTTCGGAAGATTAAATTTCCGGAGCAGGCTGGCGTTACAGCAAACGCCCTTCTACAGCTGGTTCCTGCGCAGCTTGCGGCTGACACGGCATCCAATCTGTATGTTCTCCATTTTCCGAAGGGCATTCAGGGGGCTTTAATGAACCTCCATCAGGGTGGTCAGTCCACCACAATGATAGACGCAGCAGGCAGTTTTGCCGGAAGTGCATCTCTGTATAAGGTCAATCCCACAGCAGTTGCTGCCTTCCAGATGTTCAGTGTAGCATCTTTTGCAACCGGCCAGTATTTTCTTGCAGATATCAGCTCCAAGCTGACAGAGGTCAACCGGAAGCTGGACGACCTTCTGGCATTCCTTCAGGCATCCAAGCGTACTGAGCTGCTGTCAGAGCTTACCTTCGTAAAATATGCGCTCGCAAATTACGCAACTATCATGCTCAGTGAACCGCAGCGCATGGCTACGATCGGGAATCTTCAGCGAGCAAAAATCAAAGCGGTTGCGGACATAGAATTTTACACAGAGCAGCTGGAGAGTTCTGCTGCTGCAAAGTCCAACGAAAATCAAGCAAAAACTGTATTGCAGAACAAACAAGGAATTGATCTCGCCTCGCAGCTTTACGCCATCAGCACGATCATGGAAGCGTATTATTCGCAAAACTGGAACCAATCCTATCTTGCAAATATCAGCGCTGATGCAAAGCCTCTGTTTGCACTGACGCAGAACCGCATGATCAGTGCCATAACAAAATTCTCCGACAGGATCAGCAAGGACCTTGAAAGTAAGAAAAAGGGCCTGCTGAAAGGCGATGTATCACAGAGTGAACATAAAGTTCTGAAACTGTACGACACCCTGAATTCGCAATCGGAGACTCCGCTTCTTGCGTTTATTGAAGAAGCACTGGACAAGCCCTCCGAGCCATCTGAACTCTACCTCCGTTCTGACGGAAGTGTTTATCAAAAGATCTAAAAACAAGAAACCGCCAGAGTACTACGTTCTGTTCCGTAATACGCTGGCGATTTTGTTTTACTCAAACGCATCCCGGTTCTGTTTCCACGCCACGTAAGCGTCCATCATGGCAGCCACAGCATCGATCTTCTGATCCTGCCGCTGTTTGTAGAGTTTCCGGTTGCCGTTGGTGTCCACAAGCGTAATACAGTTGCCCATGGCAAATTGCATCAGCTGTTCGTCAAACAGCAGCTTCCGCTGTTCGCTCAGCTTTTTCAGCTCACCCAGTGGCACGCTTTCGGTCTTTGCACCCTGGATCACTTTCACAACGCCAAAGGTGCTGTTTTCATCGCCCCAGCGCTTCACGAACTCCTGTGCGTTGTAGGGGTCGTAGCCAAACGCCCGTACGTCGTACTCGTTCTCCATGATAAAGTTGTCCAGGTCATCGTACACCTGCATCATGTCCAGAACCGTGCCGTCAAACACGAACAGGGTACCTTCCCGCATGAATTCCTCATACTGCTGCCGTCTCGAAGCCGGAAGCTGGCTGAGGGTGTAGGATGTGATGTAGTCCCGCGTCTTGACCCCAAAATATCCGTTGGACAGCGGAAACAGGAAGGTAAAAGCGCAGAAGTCGTCGCCCATGGAAAGGTCCGCGCCCATGGCACAGGGCATCTGCCAGAAGCTTCTCTTCCTGTGGCACAGGGTCTCCTCGTAGGGGAAGAAATAGGTGTAGCCCTCCATGGGCAGGTTGAAGCGCTTTGCCAGAATATCATTCCGGGCACTGGGGGATTTCTCCGCACGCTCCACGTCCAACTGGTAGGTCTCGTAGCTCACGGTCTTGCCCAGGTTCGGGTTGGCCTTCAGCCACATCTCCGGCTGGCCCACTTCCTCAATGGAGTCCAGCTTGTAGTACCAGATGGACACATGGGGGTTGACGTACTCCCCTTTCAGGATGCTCATCAACTCCATTTTGATGTCGTCGCCGCAGCCGTTGCGCACCGTGCCCTCGGAGGAAGCCGCCACGATGAGGTAATTCTCGTTCTTAGCTGCGCCCTGTTCAATGGCACCAATGGGGTCTTCCCGGATGTCGCAGGAGAGCCACTCGTCCACGGTCGCCACAGTGTCGCGCCGTCCTTGCAGCTTCTCAATGGTCATCGGGCGCACTTCCAGCAGGCTGTTGGTCAAAAAGTTCTCAATGCCCTTCTTGGTGGAAGCCATCTTCACCCGGTCTGCCTTGGAGCCGGTGGTATTTTGCAGGCTGCCCTCGGTCATAAACTGGAACACCGGCCCCTTTGCCCGCGCCAATGCGGTGCGGAAGGGTGCCAGCACCTCCTCGGCCTGTTTCATGGTTGGGGCGGTGGTCAGCTGCTGGGTCGTGGTGGTGTACGCCGTCAGAAAGTACGCCTGCAAAAACTCCAGATACATGGTCTTCGCGGCCGATCGGGTAATGATGAGGTATTGCTTTGTCACCAGCCGCTTTTTCAGTCGCCGGGTCTCGTAGTGTCCGCCGCCTCCGCGCTCGTTCGGCACAAAGATGCTTCGTTCCACAAAGTAATACCACCCAAAGATCTCTTCAGCCCATAACTTGAAACTGTCCAGCAGCTTCACGTCGGTGCCGTCGGTCAGGGTCAGCTCATCCTCGCAAAAGGAGATAAAGCCGTTCACCGCCTTGTCGTCATAGTAGATGCCCGGGTTGGCGATCAGGTCGTCGATCCGCTCCATCTCCATGGCAATTTCCCGGCATACGGGTATTTCGCCACGCATCACGGCCTCCCGAAAACGGCCGTAGTAGATCGGCGTGGCCGTGTTCGATAATGCCATTTTGGTTCCTCGTCTTGCTCTGTTTCACTCGTTCAGGCTTTGGGCCGGTAAAAGGGCTTGTCCAGGGTGTAAAAGCATCGGGCATCATCCGGGCATTCGCATGTTCCCTGTCGGGCGCATCCGTTGCAGATATCCTGCGTTACCCGCCCAAACCAGTCCTTTTTCTCTGGTGTTTCCATCCAGTGCTCCACCCATCGCGCTGCTACTGTCCGTCCCATGTGTTGTCATGCTCCACGTTCAGCCGCCATTCCATCTCGGAGGCGGTATTCTTCAGTGCTTCCATGGTAGTGCTGCTCTGGGGCGGGTCAAAGCCCAGCAGCCGTACCTTCACGGCCACGTAAGCCTTCACCGCTTCCACCTTCACCGGGTCGGCAACGAACTCCGTCCATTCGTTTTCTTTCCCGGAAATTGCGTACCCCTCGCCGGGCCCCACGCCCATCTGCACCAGTGCAAACAGCGCCATGTTGATGTACATGATGATGTCCGCATCAAAGTCTGTGCACTCCTCGGCAATGCCCAGCAGCTTCTTTACGCTTGTAAGGATGCTGTCCATATTGCGCCTCCGTCAATGTGCGGTGTTTCCGTCCGCAATGCACTGGTTCTCCCACTTCTTGTACACGTCGAGGTAGGTCTCCTTCTTGTCGCCGTTGTGGGTGATCTCATAGTACATGCCATCGGATACGGTGGTGCTTACAAGCGCCTTCCAGTTCTGCAAGGTCTTCGAGAACCATACGATGAACACATCCTCCATCGTCAACTTCTTGCCGTCGGTCGCGTCCACATGACTGTTGAAGTAGTCCACCACCAGCTGCTTTGCGCGGGTCATAAAATCTCTCTGTTCCATTTTTATTCCTCCTCGGCATCGCTGTAGCCACCCATAATGTAGCTCATCATGGCATAATACCAGTCCTTCTGAGCCCTCGCCAGAAGTTCCAGTTCGGCCAGATGGTGGGGCGCGCCGTCCTTCCCCATGGCCGCTTCTTTCTGTGCACTCTCCTCGACCAGCTTGGCCAGCCTCCCCGCATCTATCGCCACTTGACCAGGTTTCAGCAAAACGAGATCTCCCTCAGCACTCGGAGCAGCGTTTTGTGCGGTCACAGCATGATTCTCATCCCTCCTCGGGACAATCTTCATCCCATCAAGCGTAATATCCCCGGCCCGTGTTGCCCGCACCTGCTGCCCATCCACGTTCGTGGCCAAAGCATCGTCAAAGTCAAAGCCCCTGTTCCGCGGTACAGCCGTATAGCTCTGCTGGAGCCCGGCCTCCGCAATGCCCACGTTCGCCCAGAGCAGTGCCTCGTCCAGCTTGGTCAGCGCCAGGCTTCTCGCGCGGCTCGGTGCAAGGTGCTGGAGCATCGCCTCTGCCTCTTCCAGCTTCCGCCGCAGCCCCATGGCGTAGTCCTGCTCTCGCCGGTTAAATGCTTTTTTCTGGTACATACTCATTTCCTCCACTGGATATCAGACTTTCTTCTTTACATACAACACATGGATTGATATACTTATCTCAAACGGTATTTCTTATACTTCGGAGGCAATATATGCAGTCTTACACCTGCCCAAACTGCGGCGCTCCTGTAAAAATGGATGACCACGGTGCATTTCTCGAGTGTCCTTATTGCGGATCACAGTTCAAGCCCGATGATTCTTTATCTGATGAGCCAAGCAGTCGTCAAACGGATTCGGACGATGATAACGAAGAACTTCGCACCTATGCAGAAATAGTAAATCGCCATATTCCAGAATTTTCGGTCACCGAATTTATCGATAGAGCCAAGCATATTCTCGAAAGAACTCTTGATTTTCTCGGTGATCACGGAATGTACATCCAAGTCGGTGTCGTTTTACTTTTTGTCGCCTTAGCCATTGTCAGTTTTTTCTTGTAACTTATTCATGTTTTTATCCATGGGCAGGTGTCGCCTGGTCTTCTTTCTCCGTCCGGCAGCTTCGGGCCCTTCCCCGTTCCGTAATGGATCACCTTGTGCGTTGCTGCCGAAACACAAATGGCGTTCTCCGGGTCAAGCAGCTTTTCGCTGTGCTGGAGAACGTCATCTTTTGTTATGGGGTTTATGTGGTGGATGGAGATCTTCGGTCGAATCGGCTTTCCGTCCCGCAGCACCCAGTCCGTGATGGGATGGTCTTTGCACCCCAGGTCGCAACCCATGTCCCGGGCGATGATCCTGTCCCTGAACTGCCGCCACTCTCTCGATTGGTAGAAGTCCTGGTTCAGCCATCGGTCAAACCCAAAGGTATCTCTCCCCACTTCCCCGTGCAGCTGTAAATACTCCAGCCTCTCCTCGTATGTCGGCAGCGTGCAAAGTTCCGTGTAGCTTTTCATGCAAACCGCTCCAGTATCTCGCAGAGTGCAATAACCCCAGACAGTACCCCGAGAACATACAGCATGGTCGTACTTACAGCATTTTCCGGATGCTCCCCCAAGTATACGGCCACCATGAAGATTGCAAAACTGCATAACCACAGTACAGCCAATAGCATCTGGATATTCGTTATTGGCATTTCACCCAACTACCCCATTCTTACGCAACAATTCATATAGTACCAACATTACACACCACAGTAGCGCAGGCATTCCGAAATGCGCAAATATCTCAAGTGCATAACTCTGAGTGTGCTTCTCGACCCACTCGGCAAAGAATAGTGGTACGAAAATAATCACCACAACCGTGCTCAGGGCAAATGCAATGTCAATTAATGTCATACTCGTCATCCTCTCCCAAGCCGTTGTATTTCTTCATGGCAGCAATGGCCTTCTCGTACATCTCCTCGGAGTGCTTTGCATTCTGGAGTGTCTCAGTCTTTGCCCTCAGCAGCTTGTTTTCCTCTTCCAGCTTTGTTTTCTCCAACTCGTTCTTGGAGGTCGCCAGCTTCAAAAAATGGGTTGTCTCAGCGCTGGATGCCGTACCTTCCAGCAGTCGTTTCTCAACCAGCTTCATCGCCAGGTTGATCATATAGTTTTCTTGTGCTTCCGGGGTTCTTGCAGGCCGCGAAGTTGCAGCCGACATTTCGCCCGGAGCAGACTTCTTAGGTTTCATTGCAATAACCTCGTTTCACATTCTTATTTTGCTTTTGCAAGGGTTCATGGGAGTCGCAGTAGTACCAGTTAAGCCTGTCTCATTTGAAAGGAGAAGAAAAAGCAGATCATGCCCAATGGAGGTTGAACATCGTGAAAGCCCTGAACCCAAATATATAGGAGGATACTACTCCCATGAGCCCTTGCAAAAACCGCCGAAGCCCCGGTCTACACCCCAGAACCTCGGCAATTATGTCCCGTTTCGACTTGACTGCACATACAAATGCACTTATACTTATCTCGGAGGTTGACCTGTAACTCATTTGAATCGTTCATTCTACTAAGAAAGGTGGTGATATAGAATGGACGATACAATTCGGATTGATAAAGTCACTTACGATGACTTTACCAAGGTCAAATTTGCTCCTGTATCTCGTGAAGAGATCTTGGAGAATATTACGAAGACTCTCCTGTGGATTACAGATAAGTGCAAAAAGCTGGAGTTAGATCGAACCGTATAAAATATAAAAACGTCAGTACCTACATACCGCGTGGATACTGGCGTTTTTTCTTCTTAAAGCCCAAATATCAATTTTCCCTCCGGGGAAATATCAAAGACCGGCGCGATTTGAGAGGGGGTGTCGATTTTGGGACCCCCTCCCTACGGTTTACGCGGTTTGGCCGAGCGTGTCCTCGTCGGGCACGGTGATCTTGAGCTTCTTGTAAATGTTTATCGGGTCAGCAGCAACGATCTTGTCGATTGCCTTCTCAATTTCATAGGCATTTTCGTTGTCCGTGAACTGAGATGAGGTCTCGGCGATCCTCATAAGCAAACCGGAAGAGTTGTAGCCGTGCTCGACATCATACTGATACCACTTCTCGAACTCGTCGTACGGACTGTACGGGTTGTCAAAGGTGGTGAGAAAGCATCGAACCATTATTCAAAGCCTCTTTCTTAGTAGATTGTTACTTATTAAGCGCGCTGTAAACCGTGGACTCCGGAACACCGCAGGCCTTGGCGATTTCAGCATAAGAATAACCGCTTCGCAACATTGCGTTTGCTTTAGACATCTTTGCAGAAGTCATAACAGTAACGTTTTTCGGCATTGCACGCTTTACAATTTCGTCAGAATCAGACGAATTAAGGAATTTCGTCAACATATTGTCGGAAATTGCGCCAGCCTGAACAGCTTCCCATTCTCTGTCCGTGAAGGTGACCTTAGACTTGCGTCCGCTTGCACCAACAGAATCGCGAGCACGTTGCATCTCGACAGAAGAGATCTTCTTGATTTCTTTCTTGTCGATCGTAGGATCCAAGCCCTGTTCCTGAATCTTCGCCTTAATATTGGCGTTCGCAATCAGCATCGCTTTGCGCTCCTTAGGCTTGTTAGCGACCATGTTGTTATATTTCTCTTTCAGGGAGGCAACCTCAGGCGCATAGGTCTTGGCCGCTTCAGGGTTACGCTGGATGCCCTTCATGTTGACCGCCTCTTTGCGCGCCTGGTTGGCCATGGCCTTCAGCTTGTTGGAGAAGTCCGCGTACAGGTTCTCTTGGATGGTGCCAGAAGACAACGTGCGTGCATCCTTCGTTTCAGAGATCAGACTGACTGTATCCTCAGCCTTACGTTCCTTACCCGTCTTGGGGTCGGTGAAGGTACGTCCACTTTCTTTGTAGATGTATTCGCCAGTTTCCTTATCAACTCGAACACTGCCACGACGCTCGGGTACACGAACCGTCTGCTTACGGCGAGACAGGAGCGTGGATGCGCCGCCATAGTGCGTAGCACCTTCCTCGTCCACACGAATCTGCCACTTCTGTTTCAGCTCGGGGATACCATTCTCGCGCTCAGAACGCTTATAGTCCAGCTTATGCTTTTCCGCATCGATAACGACCATGGAGTGCTTAACCGCACGTGCAAGCTCGTCCTCATCGGCACCTCGCAATGTCATATCGGTGATGAGGTTGGAGATCACGCCCATTTCGCGCTGCTTCTCCTCTTTTTTCATCAGCCTAACATTGTTCGGGTTGCCTTCAGGAACTGCATAAGCGGTCTTGGGATCGAATCCTTCCAGTGCTTTCAATGCACGGGTGGACTTGATGTTGACCTTGTCGGTAACAGGGATTACCATGACCGTGTCGCCATCGAAGTCAGCACCAGACAGCCGTTCCGCAACCTTTGCATTGATGCCGATCGCATCCTGAATTGCACCGAGATTCCGCTTACCGCTGACATTTTTGTTGTTGACGGTCACGATGGGGATTTCAAAGGTACCTGCATGAGGGTAACGGATCAGTGCAAGCCTGGTGCCATTCTCATAAGTGGGGCAATAAGCTTCTGTCTCCTTGATCTTATTGATCGGAAGGATAACCTTTGTGGACTGGCCCGGGAAAGCAGATGCCTTCAGGGTCATGGATGTTCCTTCAACCGTATCAGCAAAATCGTTGAGCAGCTTCTTTTTGACCGTAGGATTATCGTACCGCATGATTTCATCATATTGGGCTTTGTAATCCGCGACGGTAAGGTTGAGCTGGTTCTCGATTAGCTTCTTGGGCTGCTTGGAAAGGAACTGAGAAGAGACATTCCGGGACATCGTATCCCAGTCGCCCTCCTCTTTCAGCTTGTTAATCGGTGAGAGGTGCTCTTTGCCGTCATCGCCGATGTACATGCTCTGGCCGTTGGCCTTGATGGCCGCGCCAAACGGGTTGTCAGGATCAGTTTTTGCTTCCTTGAGAACCTTCATCTTGGGCGTACCGGAAGGCTTATTGGTGTTAAACATCACGTCCACACCATCCGGCAGATCATCCGAATAGACAGCCATGCCCTTCAGATAATGGTCACCGTCAACGAGGATACGAACCTGTGCATAATGGCTCTTGCCGAGGTCAAGGTCAGGCACACCACGGCGAATCTCCATAACACCGTCTTTGTCCAGACCGCCTTCATCGCCATAGCGAATCGCAACACGACTGGAGTCCAGACTAGAGGGGCGCTGAAGCTTCGTGAAGGTCTCACCGCCATCATCGGAGTGGTAATCGCCCAGCGAATCAATCTGATCCTGATGCTGATAAGCATACTTCTGGTCGAACTCCGGCTTTGCGAGAACCGTGATGTTCGTCTGCTGACGGACATTGGTCGGCTGTCTGATGCCAACGCCATAGCGCTGATAACCATATTCTGCTTCCAAAATATAAGCAGCCTCGTCCAGCTTACTTTCCGACACTCCGAGGACCTGATTTGCGCCCTCAGAAATATCAATCATGCCCTTCTTATCGACCTCTTCTTTCAAAGTCGCGGCAATCTTCTCAGCCTGGCTGGCCTTTTCGCCAATGGCATTATTGTACTTGGACCGCACACTGGACTCGCTCATGCCGAGCTTGTCACCAATTTCCTTCCAGCCCAGACCGTCATCCTTCAGCGCACGAATCTGATCATACTCCAATGCCTTACGATCGTGGCCTGCTTTCTGACGTGCAGTGCGGAACTCGGTCAGGCCCATCTTATACTCGTCAGGGAGAGAATTGTTGATGGTCTCCAGAATCTCTTTCTCCGAGAGGCCCTTCTTTTTGAGTTCCTCTACACGAGACAGGAAATCGCCGGAATGCTGATACGGATTGTCGCCGGAACCCCAAGGATAGCGACCAGAATGCCGTTTGGTACCATAGTGCTCCAGGATATTGCTTTCGGAAGCAATGCCAAAATAAGAACGGAGGTCTTTTTCAATCGGATTCATGCTGCCACTCCTAACAAAATATCAGTGATGATCGGGTCGAACTCTTTGATTTTAGCGATGATGGGACTGATTTCCTCTTCAGTGGGGTTCTCGACCCAAACTTCATCGTTCTGGTAGATACGGAGCTCTATCCGAATATCTTTCGGGTGGTATCCGTACTCCAGACAGAACAGAGCGGCATAAATATAGAGCTGCTCCATGTGTGCAGGAACAGCTCCGGTTTTTAAGTCGTGAATGCGAAGGAACCCATCGTTGAACGAAATGGCATCCGCAGTTCCATAGCAGTTGTCGCTGTAATACAGCACCTGCTCGGTATCCATGCGGAAACCAATGGCATCGTTCACGTAGGTATTGAGGGTTTTCTTGTTCTTCGGCAGTTTTTGCTTCAGATTAATGCACTCTGCTGCAAATGCGTGCAGCCGTGTTCCCCGTTCCTTCGCCTGGTAATTAAGAACTGCATTGGTCAATCTATCTGCGTCATAGTTCAACCAATGGTAGTTACTTGCTCCGAGGAGGGCATGTTTCCCCGTGAGCCTCGAATGATCTCGCCAGTTCATTAAGAACTTCCTCCTTGTTTTCGGGATAGATAAAGGCCGCAAAACTCATCTCGTCCATCTGCTGAACGTAATAGTCTTGATTTGGACGATGAGATGCACCCGCTGACTTCTTGCCCTCCAATGCGCCCCATGTTGTGCCGTAGAGAATCAAGAGATCGGGGATTCCCTGAATCTCGTTTGGGTCAAGATGGACAACCATACAGCCGGGGAAGCGTTCTTTCAGCTCCCTTATCAATCCTGTCTTGAATTTGTTTTCGAGCATGATGCAACCTCCAAAATAAGAGGAATAGTGCATCCTGAGACGCATTCTATTCCCCCCATAAAAGGGGATGTTTTTCTCGCGTGAGTTTTTAGGAAAAAATGTGAATTTTTAGGAATTTTCAGAGCAAAAGAAAAGCCCCTGCGTTTTTTCGCGCAGAGGCTGTTGGCATAACTCATTTTACCACTCTGGATCAGGGTCCAGTTCATCGCTGTAGCTTGCTTCTTCGGTTGGCGAAGATAGGCTGTCGATATCCTCTTCAGAAATCTCGTCGCCGCATCCAGTGCATACCCAGACTTCGCCATGTTGGATCATCTGACAATGGCAGTTCCAACACCAGTGCTCGCCTGTCGGACGATCATATCCGGGCGTGTGAATGACCCAATTCTCAAATGAGCCATTCGAGTGCTTCAGCCATAAAACAGGAAGTCCGAGGTTCAGTGTATCCCACACCCAAACCTCATCGCCATCGGGAAGTTCATCACGAGATTCGTAAGAATAAGGAAAATCTTTCCAGTGAGATGCCAGCTCTTTTATGTTCGCCATATTTTTCACCTCATAAAATCAAAAGTGCTACGTTCGTACACAGTGCTTTAAGGATACACTATTCGGCGCTCTTTTGCAAGGTGGAAATGGGAAAACTCGCTGTGGCCAAAAACCCGTTTTTTATCCTCTATTACTATATATATTTTTTCATTTTTTTAAGTAAGTTAAAGAAAAAAGTGGGTTTTTGGCCAAATAGCATATTTTTAACGCAGCTTCGTTAAATTTTGTGGCCATTTTTATAAAAATTTTTGGCCACGAAGTGGGTTTTTGGCCATAAAACTGACAAAATCTGACATTTTACCACAAAAATTCACAAAAAGCGGCAAAAGAAAAATGGGCAATGCAAAATTTATTACCGTGCCAGCGCTCCATAAAGAAGCAAAAATACAATGATGCCTATCATAATAGCCAAAGAGGATTTCATGGATTTGTTGCTTTCCTTTGCTCTCCATCTCTCCTGCTCCATCTTCTTAAGCTCAAGTTCTTTCGCATCCTTGGACTCTTGAATCCGTGCTTCATCCACAAACCGATGCGTCTCCTGATAGTCATCGAGCCGAACCTTCGTCCCGCAGAACTCACAGAACATGAAATCTCGGTTGTCATCCTTCACCGTAAGATCCGCGCCACAGCCAGGGCATTTTACCGTCCGTGCCATAAAAGCACCTCCTATTCGTCATGTACCAAGGATATCATGTGCTCTGCCCGTAGTCAAGTAAATCAGGGCGGTCGAACCCATAATATAATATTTTTAATCATCTTCATAAAATTTTAACCTTTCATATCATTGTTTGTTCACGATTTGGTGTGGTATACTTGCGCTAGTAAAGGCCAGTAGCAGTAATCCGATGCACTTGGCCGCCATTAGAACTGTTACATAGGAGGATATTATGGGTTCTAATTTAGCAAAGGTACTTCCGAACGTCGATACAGCCGAGCTGGTATCTGTTGTTGCTCAGTATAGCAAAAAATTCGGAGCCATGATAGGTCGTGCTGCTTGGAACAATGGCCGAACTGCCATAAAAATTATAACCAAACATGGCGGCCAAGTTTTGGTTCACATAACAGTCCCCCAAAATATGTCCAAGAATCAACGTGATGGGATAATTCACGACTTTTCAAAACTCGGTTTAACACAGGCACTGATAGGTGCGGCCACTGGTACTTCCCAATCTACGGTATCTCGAGTTCTGAGGAAATGACGATTCAACTCATCAGCAACCCATAAGCTGACTGAGCGTAACTTCTCCATCAAGCATTCCGAGTAAGCTCTCAGCATGATTCCTTGCAAGCTCAGCTGGCACCTGCAATGGAATATCTATCCCGGCTTTGGGGCAGTGCATCATGAATTCGATACCTTCTTTGCCCCATAGTTTACATTTCTTCACATCCAGTAAAACAGTTTCAGATTTGAGTAACTTTCGAGTCGCTGCATTTTCACCAATGGAACCAGCTGCCACGCCAAGCACAAACATTCCGCCAATAATGGCAACTTTCTTCCAGTTGATTTTATTTTCGTTAGTCTTTTTCATAATGCTTTCTCCTTTAATTTCACAAAAATTCAGACCTCACACTCGCTCAAACAACGAATGTGAGGCCTTTTATTTACGGATTACTCATGCAAACTCGAATCAATTTCAACGCTTGCCGTCCCACATATACCCCGTATGCTCATACAGCAGCTTCGGGGAAATGTAGTAGCTGATTCTCCCATACTTTGAGTCCATCTGCTTGATATCCGTGATCCTGACACCATTCCGCGTCGCCTCACCGATCGGCAACCAACCAGCGATGATGCCTGCACGAACCCACGAAGAATCACGCCCGTACACTTTCGCTGCCACCCTAACAGGTACAGAACCACATGCAAATTTAACTTCATCCATAATGTTCAACCTCCAAATTGATTTATGAGTGAATAAAAATAAGAGCCGCAGATTTCTCCACGGCTCAATGCCTTTATTTTTGTTTTGCCTTCTCGTAGTCTTCGTTTATTTGACGATTGATTGCCTTTCTGCACTGTTCATATTGTTCATCGCCAAGTTGCTTATTGAACAAGTAGCCGAGATACTCAACTTCGCAGTCAGCGCCGTGGTACATACCGAGTTTATAAATGCCCCAGATAGCCACAGCTACGCCTACAATAGTTCCGATTCCTCCACCCGTTGCACCAGCAACATAGCGATAATAGTTATACCATTCTTTTTGCATAATAGTTCAACCTCCAAAAATATAATTTTGAGACTACTCATCTCATAAAGCATCAAGAAATTTTCGCGTTACAAAGATTTAATCCTCAATCTCAAACATCACATTCTCCGGTGAGATGATCGTATCGCACTTCTTACCCTTGAACCGAAACCTCACAAACTGGTTCGTCAAACCGGAAATTTTCTCAACCAGTCCATATTCACCACTAAAATTAGCCACGATCTTAGCCCATACTCTCCCCTGCTTGGCCAGTTCGTTAAATTCACCCGCGGTCATTACCCACACTCACCTCCGTCATCAAACTTCTCCCCGCCGCATACAAGAATTTCTTCAGCGACAGCACCTTAATATCGTACGTACTCTTCAAATTCTCCAGCTCAGCATTAACCCCACCAGAGCGATACTCCGCCATATCCAATGCATACCGAATCCGGCGATCCGCAACACCAGGGCTGCAATTGAACTTATCTGCCAGTGATGCCTCGATATCCCTCATGGACATGAATCGGTGCGAGTTCAAGTCATCGACGACCATCTCCACAGCCTCGCCCATCAGCTCTCCGCCAAAGGTCAGCATGGGAACCTTCAACTTAGCGAGAAAATCATACGTTCTTTGCTGCATTTCTTATCACCGCATCCTTTCCCACTTAGGTTTTCATAATAGCATTTGCTGCATGAACCAGATATGTGGTACCGTCAATCGTGATTTGCAGCTGATCGCCTTCGTAGTCAGTCCAGTTGTCCACTTTGCCTTGAACAATAGTTCCATCGGGCAACTTAATCTGTGCCCAGGAATAGGTAAATGTCGTATCAAACACCCTATAGTTTCCGCAACTGCATAGCCCGAGGCAGCCAGCGAGCATCATCATACATGCAACGACGCAAATAATACGATTTTTCATAGTTAATCGCCTCAACCAAATATCATGTAAATCAAAAGCAAGAACCATCCTATATATCTGATGATTCTCTGTTTTTCTTCGCCGATGTTCTCAGCAAAAGACATTCCAATTGCGGTAGCTTGCAAAATAATGCTTGCGAGCAGCACAATTCGCATCACTTCACCATACTTCCTTTCCGTGTCTGGTCATCCGCAGGCCAGTACGTGTAAATATCATCGAACACCACCGGGATCTTCTTCTGGAGTTCCATCAGCAGCGGGCACATGAGCTCCCGCATCTGAGGATGGGCCGCCACAGGAGTACGCAGCTTGAAAATGTTGCGCCACTCACGGTAGTTGGCCGTCACCACGATCTCGGTCTTCAGGCACAGCGGCAGCACACAACGGGCCTGTTCGGGACGCATACCGAGTGCGATCATATCCTTATAAAGGATTTCCGCAGATTCGCAGGAATCAAGCCAGGTGCTGCCAGGCGTATATTCTGCGCTTTCACGTTTCTCGTCAGTGTCGGTCACATCAATATAATACGGCCGGATAAAACTCAGCTCCCCGCCAAACTTCTCCTTCGAGTAGTTGCAGTACCGTGTGCTCTCTTGCGCAAAGCTCGCAATACGGTGCCGTGCCAACTCGTTGGCAATGGCCCGGTCACAGGTAAACAGCACGGACAGCTGCGAATGCTCCAGCATAGCCTCATGCCCCTGCTTCACCAGAAAGCCCACCAGTTTCTTTGCCGACTCATCATCAGGCGTGATCTTGTCCTCGCTCTTGTAGCAGACCCGGGCCACCCGCTCGATCTGCTGGAGCTCCTTAATGCCTCCCTCAGAAATATCAGTGAGGATTTCGTACTTAGGTTCAACGATTTTCATAATTAAATCTCCTTTTCATCAGTGAATCCACCATTTCGAGCTGACTGAGGCTCTTTCCATTACCTCTTTGGGCCACCATGCTGATGCCAATATCCTCGATCGGGATAATGTATCCGAGATGAGCCAGTTGCTTATGGTCGCAAGTTTCCACCTTCGGACACTTCTGGCATTTAGGTGCAAGTATCGTAAGTGCTCCGAAGTCGTTGCTCATGTTGTCCACTCCGATATCATTTTGCACTCCCAATCCCCACAGATATCACCCGAAGCATGTTTCTTTGCAAACGCCATGCCCTTCTTGATGGCCTCCTGCTTATTCTCGGCTTTGACTTCAAAAGCCTGATGTCCACCACCATTGTCGGTACATTCAAACCAAAATGTGTACTTCATATATCAGCCAGCCTTTCTCTATCAGGATCTCGCAAAATAGAATCCCAGTCTCTAATAAGTTTCCGTAAGCCATGATCATCTGCTATTGGGTTCATCGTTTCTTCATCATATTGCACTATGACACTGCCTGCTTTATCGCATCCAAATCCGCAATTCCGACACTGAATCTTATAATTGATTTCCAGGCTTGTCCCAGTGGTCGCTGTTCCGTATACAGTTGGCCTCACTTTTGAATAGCATACCGGACAACATCTCATATAAAATCCTCCAAAATCGAGTTAAGCAGAATCTCCAGCACCCGGTTTATGCCCGCCACCACTCGATATGGCCACGGTTCTTTCGGTTTCACCCGGGCAGGGGTATCAGACTTTCTCAGCGCACCATAAAGCCACCTGTCGAACTGCCCAAGTGAAATATCATTCTCCATGCACCATTCACGAGCATCTGCGTAGCTAATGTCACCATTCATGCAAAGCTCGACCACATCACGCAATGTAGCGTTCGGCTTGATCAGGGTATCTTTTTGAAGCTCGTAATCCTCAAAATACAAGTCCTCGCGTGACCCGTCAGCCCTGTGAATAACTTGCGCAAAGGGTTTGCCATCCGCATAAAGCGTCGTAACATCCTCATCAATGTCGATTCGAGGGATGTCGTACCTCCATATGGCCTCAACAACTTCTTCATAGTCAATCATATCGCACCTCACAGCAGAATCCGGAACAAAATGAACCAGATCACCTTCAGCGTGAACACAATAATGATCAGCCATGCGCAAATAACCAGCGTTGCCGCCAGAATATGACCCAGCATATGGCCGATTTTTTCCCAAAGGCTTGTTGTCATATCACACACCTCCTCGTAGCATCCAGACGGCTCTCCGCAGCGTTCAGCTCGAAGATAGCAGCCGTGATAAACTCCGGATCGCAGTTCTCAAAGTGGTTCCGGGCCACCTCAAGATCCCGCAAAGCCTCCCACATGGTATTGACCGTCGTCGGAATCGGCTCCATACGGAATATCTTTTTGGCGAAATCAACGATTTTGCGCAGCATTTCTACACCTCCACATCTTTGCGACCTGACGAGCCGTGAGCCAGCCCTCAACATCATCATGGCCAAGTAGCTGTGCGCCCATCACCTCGATAAGCCCCTGTTCAAAGCCATAGGAACCCCAACCCCAAACGCCATCCCAGATACGATTTCCAGCAGCATCATATGCAATGATTTGCTCACCGCAATCAAGCCGTCCGCCCGGAAGATACTCCGGACAGTCCGGTCTGTCCATCTCTGGCCAACGACGTCCATAAGTATGCGGAACCTTAGCATGCTTCAGCAGAATATCCAACTTCTGCATCTCGGTCATGCGATTCCAAACCCGGAGTTTCCAGGTTTTCTTAGACATGTTTCTCATTTCTGCATTTCCTTTCGTCAGCTTCCATGGTCTTTGCGATTTTATGCTGAATATAAAGCACACAGCCAGCCTGGCTATCACACCCGAATGAAGCCAATAGTCCAGCAATAGCATTCAAAGAGTTCAAATCCTCTTCAGCAAATATCATTTAGCGTTCACCGTTCCTTCTGATACTCTACAATTTTGGTCACTTCACTTTGAACCCTGCGTAAGAAATCACACGCACCCAAGCAACCGCATTCCGCCAATGCCTCAGCGATATCGCCCAAACTATCCATATCGGTTCTTGTGAGATTAACTTGAGGAATAACCTCAATGTTCTCCTCTGTAATAAATGGGGTATAGTCTCCACAATGGCAACATTTGATGTTCATACGTTGCATACAAGCATCTCCTTCCAATGATAAAAATAAAGAGCCGCAGATTTCTCCACGGCTCCATAATGAAGTCAGTCCAATACCCTCATATCATCGAGAATATCACTCAGTCTTTCACCGTTTTTCTTTCTCTTATCGATTTCCAGCCATTCTTCGTTCGTCAGTTCCCGACGCAATTTCCAGTAATGTCCCAAACTTCTGTCGTAGCAGTACAAATCCTTCAGATTCTGCTCCTTGGCCAGTGCCGCGTGCTTCGACAGCATTTTTGCTCCTGCTGCAATTCCGCCCACAACAACCGGACCATAAGTAATAATCTGTTCTTTGTGCTCATAACACCAAGTCTGTGCTTTTACCTTTTTGTCCTGGAACCACTCCCGAATTTGAGCTTTCTTTCGTGCTCTTTCGAGTTCTTCCATAGTGTAAACCTTTGCCATAAATATTTCTCCTTTATAGTCAGTATTTGGATTTCTCCATAAAGGAGTCTGTTATTTTCGCGTCTTCTCCTCAAACTTCAGAGGCTTAACCGTACCCTCCCGCGCACACTCCGTCAGGCACTCGTGGCAGGGTTCATCCGTCTCCAGCACCTTGAAGCTCTTGCACTTCGGACAGTAGGTCGCATAGTCCACTTCGCGCATCCAGTTATTCATCAGCGCTTACCTCCGAAATAAAAGTGTCCTTTCCGCAGCGAGGGCAACGTGCCAGAACCTCACCGTTATGGATTGTGCACTCCTTCATACTGTTCCAGTTAGATGTAGGAATCCCAAAATGAGCATTACAGCTACCGCATTTAACGGCAACGAGCTGGTCGTCAGGATCTGCATATCCATCAAGGTCACCGATGTATTTGTGTTCCTCGTTTGCTTTACAGAATAGGCACCTCACAACCTTGTGGTCGATAGGAGCTCCGTCTGCATTATACGACCATACCTCAGGAGCAACCGGATGGCATTCCATGCAATTGGTGCACTCGACAGATATCCAGGGACGTTTTTTCTCAGCCTTCTCCTGCTTAACGGAGAACCTATCATCCAGAATTTCTTTCATGGGAACAAGCACCGAATGGTTGCAAAAACAACACTTTAATTCAAGTTTTTCTCCAGAAACATCCACTCGAAATGCTACCCCATCACAAATCTGGCCATTCTCTTTAATAATCGTAGCCTCACAATTGGGGCAAAGGACTTGATAGTTCTTTTTCTTAACCTCCCCAACCTTCACCGCAAACCTGTCATCCAGCTCCGGGTGCGTCTCCCGCTGGTTCAGTGCCCAGAGCAGGTTCCAACAGGCAGCTCGCAGGTGGTCCTCGTCGTCCATTCCGACCATGTACTTTGCGAGGTGCCGAGAAGCGCTGTCCAGCAGCGAATGCAGTGGAATACCCTTGTCTACGTTGTGCTCACCGTACTTCAAGGCACCTTCCTCACAGTGCTTACTGACCTCCATGATGCCGTACCAAGGCAGAAGGTCCATCCGCCCTTTTCCTGCATGCATATCGCGCTTGGCACCGGTTTCAAATTCGGTGCGGTCTCCAGAGTCTTTGATCATTTGTCTTCCTCCTTTTTGTATCCTTGAAAATCAGCTATGCCAAAACTTCCATCTTTACAGGAGTGAAAATCGTGCATGTATACGCCAATTCCACCACCCTCAGGGTACCATTTACCATCATAAGCAGCCCCGGCAACGGATTTTAATGCGGTGTCTTTGGATCCGGTTGCGACGGATTCAAAACATTCTCCACACAAGCGGCACTTGTAAATTCCATGAAACAGTGTCATCCGTTTTCCGCCTCCAACTTTTCAATAATTTTACCAATCGCGCCAATAACATAATTTCCAAGGAAATTCTGAAAAGCAGCATCCTTGGTGGCGCGAAGCATCATTTTGAGCGCCAACTCATCAGAAACTGCGTAATCAATCATTTCTTTGTTGGCTTTTTCTACGATTTCCTTGGGAAACAGTTCTCGAATATCATTACTCTCCATAAAATTTCCTCTCGTTAAACGCCTTCTTCGAGTTCAGGGCTCTCGAAATTGCCAGATCAATACCACTCCTACTCTTCAGATGGTAGTAATATAGATCCTTGTAAGGTGTATTCAGCCGGTCGATACGCCCTGAGGCCTGCTCCATAATCTTATATGAGTAGTTCTGGCTGTAAAATATAATGGTGTCCGTTTTGATGCAGTTCCAGCCTTCAGCACCGGCATTGTACTGCACCAGATACACCCAGCTATCGCCTTCAGGAAGCGGCTGATGCTTGTGCCCGTTCCATTGTGCAACTTCGGTGTCCTTGCCATAGTCCAGACCCATCAGAATATCAAGCTCGTAATCGAAATTATAGAAGATAATGACCCTAGGTCTGCCTTTACAAATATCCAGTACTTTTTCTTGTCGGCTTGCATCAGCGTTCACCAACTTCCGCAGCAGATAGCAGAACTCGCTGGCAGTCTCGATTGGCTTGTTCTCCCAGAGGTTCCACCGGTTCTTGCAGATCGACAGATACTTCACCTTGTCATACTCCACAAATACATTCTCATGGTGCGATACCGTCGGTCGCTCGAAGTCCATGTCAACCAGAATCCGTTCCCGCAGCCGTACCAAGCGCTGGGTATTCAGATACCGATCGATCTTCGGATACTTTGTGCAGAATTGGCTGTATACCACATGCTGGTTGTTGAAGTCCGTTCTGTTTCGATAGAACCCATTGGCGATGAACACCGGGATATAATCCGTCCAGCAGTCCCCGGGGGTGGCGCTGAGCAATATCCACTCGTTATTTTGCGTAATTTTGTAGAAAGATTTCACCCATGCGCCTTTTCCAACGACTCGCTGCTCGTCAAATATAAAGAACGCATTCTTTACGCCAACGTACTTTCCGATATTGTTCCAGGAATCCACCACGACCTTGTGCTCGTAAATATCATGCTCTGGATCTGTAGACATATAGAAATGGGCCAATTCTTCGTCCCACTCTCCCGTATCCCGTTTCCGGGCAGTCGTGATGATGTAAAGATCCGGGGGCTCTGTCATGCGTACATAATTCTCTGTATTCACCTCCCCATCGTAAAGTTTGTAATAGAACGCCAAACTCGTTCTCGATTTTCCGCTTCCTACGCCTCCGCATAAGATGCAGCCGATTTTCATACGGTTGATCGCATCCAATTGGTAGTCGTAGAGCGTTACACCTGCCATCAGGTCGCTCACCTCATTTCCAACGTCACATAAATGTCACTTTTCTTGCAGTGATTCTCGTAGGCCAGAAGCGAGATCGTCGCCTCTTCCTCATCCTTACCCTCCCCTCTGACGGTATAAGCAAAGAGCTCTTTCCGGTGCTTTCTGAACACCTTCCAGAGCTCTTTTTTCTTAGTAAAGTCCGTGCTTTTTGCAGTAGGACGCATATTGCAAGCCTTATCTACTCTGCGAAGTCCGCCCATAAATATCACACCTCCTCAGAACGACAGAAGTCCGTGTAATAAACCAGGTCGTAATCCAGCGGATGGTTGTTCCAGTCGTAGTTCTGCTCGTAATCAGCAACCTCATCACGCTCGTCGAGTTCGCGGCAAATATCATCGTTGTGCTCATAGAACCATTCCAGCGGAAGGTCAAACTTGTCGCAAAGTTCCGGAATATCAAAGGCCCAGCAGCCGTAGTTGGTGTTCTGTGTACCCTCAGAAACCATGTAATCGACGATTTCTTTTACTTTTTCTCTGCTCATAATCCTTACTCCTTCTGTTGTTCAAATATCAGGCTCTCTGGCCCGGTTGCGAGTCATGCGGGAATCGAACCCACCGTACAGCCCATGCTAATGACTCAAATAAAAGAGCCCCAGATTTCTCCAGGGCTCTCATGTGCTTATTCTTCAGGTGTACAATAATCAACGTCGAGATGCGCTTTGCCTTCGCTATCCGTGTAGGTGACGAACTTTCTCGGCTGATGGAACATCTTCTCGTACTTCTCGACGAACTCCGGCAAAAGCTCACCGAAATCATCCTCCGTGAGGCCTACAATCAGAAATGTTCCAACGATAATATCAATGGGGATACCATAAGGGCCGTCGAGCGTCCGGTTGAGTTTCTCCATGCAATCATCATGCAGCTTTCCTTCTTCGTTGCAAATCAATGCCACCTCATCGTCCCACGGGTAAATAGCCTGAATCGGGCCTTCCACCTCTTTCTGAAGCGATTCCAGAGAGCAGTCAATGTCGATCACTTCAGGGTAATGCTTTGGGCGAACTCTCAGAACTTTCATACTGTCAACCTCCCAAATTGCACATCAAAAATATAAATCGAGCTGTTTCCTTAGAGCCGCCATTTGCGACGTGGGCACTCACCGGCTGGACATTCGACCAAGGACTGACCCGGCACTCGAAAAATATCAATAATCAATAATAGCTGTTGTACTTCCGGTTGGCTTTTGCACGAGCTTCCGTAACATCAGGGGCTACAAAACCAAAGTTGATCACATAGCTCGGGATATTGTACGAACGGGCAACCAGGTTTTCGATCGCACAGCCACGGAACGCCTTCTCCTCATCGTAGATCCCGATAAAGTAGTCTGCATCCGCCATCTTCTTGATGCTCTCACCGAGGTACCAGACTGCCTGATTCGCATCAGCCGGAGGATCATCAGAAATATAAGTCTGGATCACCTCCAGCTCCTCGCCAAACACAGCCTCAGCAATATGGTGCATCTGCTCCATGGTTGCTCGGATTTGTGCTTCAGTGCGGCCTTTCATCGGTGCGCTGATAAACAGTTTCTTCATATGCTTCACCTCAGAACGGAATTTCGGTGTGGTCGCTCGGCTCTGCCATATCTGCTTCAGGAGCTGCAAATCGGGCATAGCGCTCTGCGTACGGATCAGCATCCGCATCCTGCTCAACGTACATCACATCCGCATACAGGCTGTACTCGCCGGGTGCGTTCCGCTTCTCGACAAGGTTTGCCTGGAGACAGACGTTCTTGACCCGGATAAAGTCCAGCTGACTGATGGTGTCCGTGTTGCAGAGCAGGCGCTTGCCAGAAGTGGTGACCCAGTAGATATGCGGGGGCCACTTGGAATCCATGTTGATCGTCACCGGCACGAAGTAGGTCGGAACGAACGGCTCGTCGTAGGTACGCTCAGGATTCGGATTGGTCTGACGAACCTTCACACCGAGGTCCATGAGGTGATTCACCAGCTCCATGGTCGGAATCACCACGTTGACGCGGCGCTTGTCCGAGCCAAAGCGATCACGGCTGGGATCACCGCTGAAGTTGGTGGTAAAGATGAAACGGGTATCGTCGATATTGACTTTCTGGCGCTTGGTGTACATAAATATCAGTCTCCTTTTTACTTGTTGATTTCATTTTCCAGAATTTTCAGATCTGCCACGAGTGCTGTCAGGTGGAGAAGTGTACCAGACTGATTGTTGCTCATGACCGCGCTGAGGAACTTCTCAAAATCATTATTTGCCTCAGAACTGTACTTTTTCAGCACATCCAGATCTACAGCTTTTCCGGCAGCAGACTTCCCGGGATACTTCTTCCCGCTCTTCTCGACCCAATTCTGGATCTCCTTGTAATAGCTGCCCTTGTTGCCGCCGCAACGCTTTGCAATCGCCATGGCCAGCCCCTTCTCCGGGTCGAAAACATCCTTCTCGCTGCACTTCACAACGGTCTTGGAACCATCCGACCAGTAAACGATCGTGGCCGGGGGAGCAAAAATCACATTCTTAATAACCGCTGCATTCATTGCCGTCGCCTCTTTTGCATGTGCGGTGTTCAACGTACCCCGGTAATAGGGTTTGTTAATGAAGCAATTATGCCCCTTATCCCAATGAATGTCATAAGACTTAAACTGGAACGTATGGCCTGTGTCCAGTGTAATCATCGTCTCCCCATCCACCGTTCTAACAACATCGGTAATGTTACCAATCACACGTTTGTTACTGTCACAAAGTTTGAACGCCATAAAAATATCACCTCACGTCAAAATTTCTTGCTGCTTCTTCCTGCGCATCGCTCCAGGGAAGATCCGGCGCTGTCCAGGGAGCAACACCGTCGTCGCCAACGAACCAGTTGAAGTCGCCGTACTTGGAGATCTCCTCAACTGCCTCATCGACTTCCCTGTTGAAATATCTTTTGTCGATATCCTCCTGCATCTGGAGCTGGTAGACCGCCTCGCTTTCCAGCCAGCGGTAGTCCTTTGCACCAGTCACAGAAGCGTATTTCCGTTCGCCGGCATCCGTCAGGCCCGCTTCCCGCAGCAGCAGAGCGCCGCCTTTCCCCGGCATGATCGGGCAGAACTGTCCCACGCGTCCCACAAAAATATAATTGTGTTCGCCTTCAGGCAGGTCCTCGTTCTTGTCGAGATAGATAGCGCCCTTGGAAACGGTCTTTGTCTCGCAGAGGTCAGTGAACTCGATCTTCTCCTTGGAGAACAGGGTCTTGAACACATACGGCACCTGGAATTGTGTGCCCGTTGCCGTCCATTCGCCGCCTTCGTCCTTGCAGTCGCCCGGGGTATAGCCGTACAGCGCCTCGCAGCGGTCGGCAGTCATGTACTTTGCAATATAAACGGCGTTGTTCACCAGGCACATCCGCTCGTAGGTTGCCTCATGCTCGAACGTGTAGCCGTACTTCTTCGCAAAATCCATGCAGTAAGCAATGATCTCTGGTGTCGCATCGGGGATCTTGATCGAATCCGTTTTGATGTGCGCTACCTTAAAACCACGCTGCTGCACTTCATCCTGCAAAGTGCGCATAAATAAAGCCCCTCGAAGCGCCACAATGTTGTTGACGTTCTTGGGGTTGCGGAACGGGTTGTCAAAGCTTGCGCTGGTCAGCCCGTACACCGAGTTGATAGCGATCTTCAGCGCCTGCGCCAGAGCCTTTGCCTGCTGCGGATCATCAAGGTACTTTGCCAGTTTGCCGCCAAAGAGCCCCTTTGCCTTCTCGTACTCGCCATGTTTCACGTAGATTCGTACATCCATCAGGTCATTGAAATGCTTGGTGTACTCACCAAAGTAGTTCATGGCTACAGCCGAATGCGGATGCAGCGACGCAACGTCCAGCAGAGCTACGTTCGTGTACATCCCGGGCTCAGCGTAGACATAACCACCCATACCCAGGTCTGTGCCCCGGAACATGTTGTGGTATTTGCCGTCCTCGCCCTTGACCCACTCGTAACCCGGGAAGGCGTTGATGATGTTGCAGTCGGTCAAAATATCAGGCTCGACTTCCACGATCGCATCGGATTTTCCCGTAGCAAGGTCGGTGTAGACCAGCCGGGGGTGCTTTTCCTTGCCGAAAATAATGCGTGTTGTCAGCGAGTTTGTCGTGTCGTTCACCGTCATTCCGGCAAGGTCTGCCAGGATCTCGCGTGCCACAAAGTCTGCCTGACGCTTTTTCGAGTAGAACAGGGTCTCGGTCGCGATCACGTCGTTGTCGCAATACTCGGCCACCTTGTCCCACAGGCTCTTCGGCACCGGCTGATCCCACGGAAGGCCCAGTTCCTGATGGTGGATGCCCAGTTCGATCTCAAACTTCTTCAGGCTCTGCTTTTTCGACGAGAAGTCGTAAATATCAGTGTAGGACAGGTTGTACGCCTCCCCAAAGAAGCCCGTGTGCTCGTTGATGATCCGGTTGGACAGCGCATAGATCTGCTCCACCGACATTCCGATCATGCGGGCCCAGAGGATATGGTTGTCGTACTTGCGGTTGTTGAAGCCGACCAGCCGATACTTTGTCAGGGTCTCGATCTCATCCGGTGCAGGATTCACCATGCGGTGCACAGGGTCCTGCTTGGCAAACTTCCAGTTCACGAGCAGCAGATTCGGGAACACCTCCACGTCGAAAAATATCAATGGCGTTTCCTCCCCCGCAGGGGCCTCCCGCTGAATATCATCCTTCGACTTGAAGTGCATCTTTGCCACGATCTTCAGGCAGGTGTCCGCCTGGTTCGTGCTGCTGGCGGCAAAGCCCAGGATCGCATTCCGCATGTCATCCACGTTGTAAACGACATTGCCCTCGTAGGCTTCGTCCATGATGTGGGCAATAAAGTCAATGCTGGGCTTCGTGTAGGGGCTGATCTCTTTGGCAAGGGCTTTCTTGATGAGGATACGCAGGTGCCGCTCATCCTGGATCTGCTTTGTATCAACCATTTTCGTTTCTCCCTTCAGTGGCAGGCCGCTGCTGATGGTTGCAACCGGAATATCATTGCATTTCGACAGTTTTCTCCGCAGAGAGGACTTCCCCGTGAACACCTTGACCTCGATGTTCTCGTCGTAGATCCTGCTCAGTTTCGTTGCATCGCCGGTGTAAATATAATGCAGGTGGATTCCCGCACCAGATTTGCTCAGTTCTGCGTATGTTCGGGGCCATTTGGAAGCAGCTTCCAGGTTGCGCTCGAAGCTCTTTTTCCCATCCGGCCCGGGAATATCAAAGTCGATGACAATGTGATTCTCCGGAACTTTCACGTAGTGCAGTCTCGAAGCATCCAGTTCGGCCAATTTTGACTTGACATTCTCCCATTTTCGCATCGGAATGCCGTCGTCTGTCGCATACTGTGCAGGGCAGTCCTTGCAAATATCATTGAAGAGAGAATGCTGCTCCTTGAACTCGATCCATGACGTTTCCGGCTCGGCAGTGGGTTCTTCTGCCTTTACCGGCTCGTCAAGGAACTCTTTGAATTTCTCCGCTTTGAAGCCGCTGTAATAGCTCCGCACCCGCTCGCCGTTCACGGTCTCCGCGCGTTCCTTGTACTCCTCGAAGTAGTTCATCAGCTCTTCGCGGAACGCACGGCGCGAATAGGGGTACGCCACCTTTGCCTCGTCGTTGTAGGTGTTGTACATCGCCCAGGCCCGCTTCAGGGATACACCGTCCTCCTTCTTGAAAATATAAAAGGAATCCAGCATGAAGTTGTAAAAGTCGTTGGATGCACCCAGCATACGGGTCGGAATGTAATCATCGTAGAGATGTTTGTTCTGCTCGTATACCTCCTTGCAGTGCCATGCGATGCCTCCCAGCTCAAAGTCCACCTTTGCAACAAGGTCGCGGTACTTTTTCGCAGGGATCTTTTCGCCGGTAGGTTCCACATCGATCAGTCGTCGGATCAGGCCCGATTTTGCATCCGTGATCTTAACGGGCTTGTTGGTGCCCAGGAACATAAAGCACTTGAACTGGCTGGAATACTGGCTGCGGAACTTCTCGTTCACCAGCATTGTCTCGTGGGATACCAGCGAGTTCAACCGGGTGTTGTCCTCGATGCGGGAAAGGTCACCGTCATGCTGGATCGCGATCAGCGGGTTCGATTTGAACGCCTCCAGCGCAAACGCATTGGACGATGACCCCAGCACCTTGGAGTCGAACACCGACCAGTACCCGTCAAAAAGCTTCTGGACGATGTTCAGCACGGTAGATTTACCGCTTCCGGGTGGGCCATAGAGCACGAGGAACTTCTGGATCTTGCGGGAATCGCCGTTCACGATCGCGCCAACCGCCCATTCGATCTTCTGTCGTTCCTCGGGAGAATATAAGGTAGACATCAGCTCGTCATAGGCGCTGATGCTTCCCTCCTCCAGAAGATACGGAAGCCGCTTCGACGCATAGCTTTCCTTCTTGACCGGGGTGTTCGCAAATATCAATGTATCGTCAAGGGTGTGGTAGTTGTCCCGCATCTGACGCTGACAGTATTTGTGCCAGTTGTCGATCATCCCGCTCTCCGCATCCCACATGTGCAGGACACGGTAGCTGTCATTAAAGACCTGCTTGTGCTCCTCCGCGTAAATATCCAGCGCACGGTCGATCATCTGGAGCGCATCCTGTTCGTCCGTGCTCCAGAGTCCCCGCTCTTCCATCCAGACTGCGTAAAAATCAGAACCCCGGATCATCAGGTCTTTCGACTTCTTGATGATGAATTTGGGATAAATTTCGATTGTCCCGCGTTTTCCCGTCCGCGTTGCAATCATCAGGAAATCAATCATTTGTAACTGACTTCCTCCTTTCTCCGAGGTTTTTATACGTCTTTCTCTTTCTGGAGGGTAATCTGGGCCAGTGCTGCCTCAGCCTCACGGGCACGCTCATCGGCTTCCTTGCGCTGCTTTTCCGCCTCGTTCACCATCTTGCAGGAGACAAAGCCAAACCACAGCAGACCAGCGATGAGAATGTTCTTCCGGATGCATTTGCCCTTCATGCGGCGGATGGTGTGGTTGGCCACCTCCAGTGCAGCCTTGCTGTTGCTCAGGTCGATCAAAATATCAGTCAGTTCCATTGTCAATTTTCCTCCAGTAATTCGGGTCAGCCAGGATCAGCCGACCAATGTTGTTCTCGTCTCGACACGCTGTGATTCGCAGCATCACATGGGATTCGTCGAGTATTTTCTCAACGAATCCTTCCATAGGGATGCAGATTTTCGATTCATATGTCATCAAAACTCATTCTCATTCAGGTAGGCCATCAGCTGGTACCAAATATCAATGGTACGCATGTCGATGGACGTACGGGTAATCGTAAAGAGACCACCAGCCCCGTTCGGCTGATAGTCCCGATCCATAAACCGGGCCAGGATCGGTTCCGCGCGCTCTTCGCTGAAACGGGTGTCGTCCATGGCGGCCAGACCCAGGCTGACGACCATGCTCCAGAACCACTGCCCTACACGGTTGCCCATGCTGCGGTCTTCCATGATGTGCTCCTCGATGCGAATCGCCAGCGCAACCATCATCTCCAGCATAGAGCAGGGTACGCCCTGAAATACCGCATCGATCTTCCCGTACGGAATATTATTCTCCGATGCAAAGCGGTACCGCAGGTTGATGCCGTCCGTTGCCCGGCAGACATCCATTTCGCACGCCGGAATATAATCCCGGTTAAAAAGATACATCAGCAAGCGGTGAAAGCTGAGGTTCCGGGGTTCCCATTCGCCGCAGACGATCTTGTAGAGCCAGTCATAATACTGCTCCGTCTCCCTCATAAAGTTCATTCATCCTCCTCATCGTCGTGGTTGCCGGGCCAGTTCTCCCGAACCCGGAGAATCTCGTAATCCTTGTGGTAGTTGTGGTTGCGGACATGAACAGCGCTCGGTGCGAACTCTCCAATGCGGTCCAGCGCCTCGTTGCCGATGATCTTCGGAATATCATCGTCGTCCACGGGCTGATCCTCCGTATCGAACACCAGCTTTCCGTCCGCATAGTAAGTCAGGAAGGAAGTCTCGTAGTCGTCCAGCTCACCAAACTGATCCGGCTCAATGACTTCGATGGCCTCATGTGCCACCACATCTTCCGGGTCAGATTCGGTACGGTACTTCCCGGCCAGCTGTTCAAAGCTCTTCTGGGTCGCCCTTTCTTCGATGGCCTTGTCCATATCGGCTTCCTTCTGCCGCAGATTCTCACGCTCGGCCTCGTACTTTTTGCCGTAATAGGTCTCGTATTTCTTCTCGAAAACGGTGTGCATCACAAGGGCACCTGCCCCAAAGCCTGCTGCAAAGAGCAGAATATCACGCACGGTCTTGTTCATTGTCGATGTCTCCTTTGATCGTCATCATGGTAAACGCCAATCCGCCAAAGAAAAGGGAGACACTCATCAGAATGCCTCCCACCATGTGGCGCTTGCGTTTGGTATCGGTCAGATAGTCCAGAAACAGGAAAGTGCTTTCCAAAGTTTCCATCGTTCCACCTCACTCAGAAAGAACCGCCAGACCAGAGACAAAGCAGACTCCGGCCATGGCAGCAAACAGGTAAGACAGTCTCTTAACGAATCTGGTCATAGCGTATTCCTCCAAAATATCAGGCTCAGATCTTGTCGATGATGGGCCCGTCACAGTTGAACCGCAGCATCACCGAGCGCTCCCCGCCGTTGATAAAGCTGTTCAGTGCCTCGTCGCCCTCGACGTAATTGGTCACACCAAAATCCACGTGGCTCTGCCGGGTCGGCTCGTTCGGGTCATAGATCCAGCCCACGATCTGGCCTTCCGGGGTCTTCATGGTCACACCTCCGTGGGTGCCCAGAGATGCCAGAACGTCATTCAGGAACAGGTGCCCCTGGATACGCAGACGCTTGTTTGCTGCCTGCTCCATCAGGAACAGGTAGTTGCGGTTCAGCATGTTGTCGGGCTGCCATGTGTCCACGGTCTCGTCAAAGATGCAGGTATAGGGGCTGGTGTGCTGCATGGCGATGTCCTTGTATTCCTTGATGGTCTCCTCCACGCCCTGCTCGTTGGTGCTCTTGCTCTCGAGCTCTACAGCCTTGATGTTGTGTTCCAGCTCCTCCTGAACACGGCTGCCAAAGCGGTCGGATACACGGCTCTTGTATTCTTCAAAGGCCTTGTCCAGAGCAATATAAGCCGCAGTCAGGCTCGCATTGCGCTTGGACATGATGTGGTTGGAACCGAACATGCAGCCCAGAGATACCGCACCCAGGGTGACCGCAGGCGCATACACCTTTGCCAGCTTCAGGCCGGTCTGGACATAGGTGGTCGTAATATCGCTCTTGTAATCCTTCTCGGTGTAGGTCTCGCCCTCGCTCAGCTTCTTGGCCGTGTAGATGCTCTCAACCTGAGCATAGTGCTCGGTCATAATATCCTGTGCCTTGATGGTCGCCTTGCAGGCCAGCACAGTAGCGGTCACGCCACCAATGGCAGCGCCAACGATCATAATGGTGGGACTTGCCTTCTTCAGCTTGTAGCCGCACTTGGATGCAGCACGGGTCATCGTTTCCACGATTTCGGTTTTGTTGATCTTTTTCAGGAACTTCATAAATATCAATCCTTTCTTATTGTTCAGCGCAGCGGTACAGGGCGAGGCAGCATCAGGCGATATCCGCCCGGGATGCCCTTGATGAACGCCCCGTCAAGGTTGTACCAGCCGTAATTGTAATCAGTGCTCTCGTTGGAAACGCCCATCAGATCCCACAGGTCGCCCACAGAAACCTGACCGTACTGGCGAATCGCATCATACATCTGGGAAAGCGTGTCGTCTGCATCCGCGCGGAACTCAAAGTCCAGGTTCTGCAAGCTGCGTCCTACGGCCCGGTTCGGATTCCCCTGCCGGTTGCCGGAGCCGCCCTGATAGTAGGTGTCGTAGCTGTTCCGCTGGGTGCGGGAGCCGGAGTAGTTGCTCGAAGAGCCGCGGGAACGGTCCTCGCCGAATAGTGCAATGCTGACCGCAGAGTTGAAAATGCTCCACAGGCCGTTCTTCAGCATGGGCAGCAGATAGTCCACCACGATGCGGTTCTTCACGGTCTTGAGGTCCTCGGCCAGAAATTCGTTGGCGATCTTCTGGATATCGTTCTGCTCCTTGAGGGTCACTTTTCCCTTGACGACCTTCTGGAACTTCTTCTGGGGCTCTGCGGCAGGCTGCTGTCCGATGCTGCTCTTCGGCATGTTTACTTGTGCCATGTTGTCATCCTTTCAAAAACAAAAAAGTAAGAGCCGCAGATTTCTCCACGGCTCTCGCCTTACCTAACATTACTTCTCTTCAGAAGTTTCCTCAACGTCCTCGTCAGGAACGTCCACCTGTGCAGAATCGACATTCTCGATCTTCCAGGGCTTCTGCCAGACGATCTTCTTCTTGGTCTTCGGCTTCTCCTCGTCCTTGTTCTGCTTCTTGGCCTTGTGCTTCCGGTACAGTCCGTATCCCACGGCTGCAACCAGACCCACAGCACCAACAGCGAGACCAATGCCCGAGCCGTTGCTCGAAGTTTCCTCATTATCGATCACCTGAACATTCTCCTCCGGAACGACCTCAACAGAAGTCTCGTTCTCCATAGTAGTTTCGTTCATGTTCATCATTTCGTCCATTTTTGTTACCTCTTTCTTAAATATAAGTTTATAATGTCGGAGTATTACCTCCATAAAGGAAGCTGAATTTTTCGCGCCGGGTCAAATATCAATAGCCGCCCAGCCACTTCGGGGGCGTGTGATACTCCAGCGTCAGGCAGGGCATTCCATCCTCGTCCAGCCGGGACGCATAGAAAATATCAACGTTAAGCCCCGAATCCGTGTCCCAGCCCAGCAGGTCACCGTTGACGCAGTGGTCGATGCCCAGGTAGTCGAACAGATCATTCTCGCTCACCCGGAAGTCACTGAGCAGCTGTTTGTTGACCCCATTGACGGCCTTTTCGATCATGGCCTTGGTCGTCCAGAAGTAGGTGTTGGTCAGGCTTTCCCAGCACTTCACCCGCTGGTCGTAGGAAACATCGGTCGTGACAAGGTTCTTGGCAGGCTGGATGGTTGCCGGTTCGGGGCACTTGGCCATCTTTTCCAGTGCAATGGTCTCCCGGATCTCCTGTTCCTTCTCGGGGCCAATGGCCTCCAGCACCTTGTCCTGATAGGTCTTGAGCGCGCTCTCAGAAAGGGTGCACGCCGCGGCCAGTGCAGCATTCCGCCGCTCGTCCACATGGACTGCACCAATGACGCAGCCCGCAGACAGCACCATGCTCAGCGCAGTCGGCACATACACCGGGCCCGCCGTCTTGACAATGGTCTTCACGTCCAGCTTTTCCACGCCCAGCTCCTGCTTTTTCTCGTCCAGCAGGATCATGGCCTTGGGGGTGGCCGTCACAGCGAAATAGACCGCCGTGATGCTTCCCGTGATCGCTAGACCTCCCAGGATCTTGGATGCGTTCTTGCCTGCGCTCCTGCGCACTGCCTTTGCAAATGTTTTCAGGTTCATGTTCGTACCTCCAAAAATTTATAAAAAGAAAGAGCCTACGATTTCTCGTAAGCTCTCGCCTTTTAGATATGTCCGTGCTGCTTCAAATTCTCGAAGCGAATTTCTGTTTCACGCTGATCATCGCGCTCCAGTTGGATCTGGTAACGGATATACTCGTACAGTCTGGTCGGCTGCTTCTTCAGATAGTGATACAGCCCTGTAAAGCCGTATCCCACTGAACGTGCAACTGCCTTCAGTACGCGTACCATTGCCTTGTCCATCTTTGCATAATAGTCGTGATCGTACATAAATATCAATCTCCTTTGTTTGTCAGTTTGGATATCTCTTCCATAATGGAGACTGAAATTTTCGCGTTTACGGGTTCTTTTCCGCAAGCTGGCGCTGAACTTCCTCCCGCACCATGTCCTGCATTTCCTCTTCGCTGCGCTGCTCCTCGATCAGGTCGTGGCCAAAGCTCAGGATCGCGCTTGCAGCCATCATGGCCACGGATGCAACTTTCCACCAATTGATCTTCTTCATAAAATATCAGTCTCCTTTTCAAAATTCAAAATGGTTCCCGTCTGGTCGGGTCGTAATCCAGATACTCTTTGATCGGCTCCTGGAATGCTGTCACATAGTACACTTCCAGTCCATCATCCGTTGTCTGCCGGGCATAGTTGAAGTCGATCCAGTAATATTCCCACTCGTTGCTCAGATACTCCGCGCACCAGCCCAGCATATCTCCTTCCGGTGTAAAGTCCAGTCCGGGCAGGAAGGAGTAGAAGTCATTCAGCGAGACTTCTCCATTCAACGCAAAGTTCCGGTTCACGTTGTAGAAGGCATCCATCAGCTCCGTTTCCGTTGCATGGAAATATCTTTTTGAGATAGGCTCGTAGCAGAGCAGCTTTTCTTCGTCTGTGCCTGCCGGGGCGGGGGTCTCCAGAACATCCTGCGTGTCCTTGTAAATATCTTTTTCTTCTTCCACGCCGATCTGCTCCGCCACCTGCCTGCGATACTCCTGATAGGTCTTTCCCAGCGCCATGTATGCCGCAGTCAGGCTTGCGATCTGCTTTTTGTTCAGCGCATTGGAGCCCAGGATGCAGGCAATGGTACCGCCGCCAAGAATCGCAGCCGGAACGTATGCTTTCCAGCACATCAGAACAATTTGTTTCTTTGTCGGAGGCTCTTCTGTCACGCCGAACTCGTCTTCGTTGAACTTTGTCAGCTCCTTGTCAACTTCAAGTATGTGCTGTGCCTTCGTGGTTGCCCGCCCGGTTTCAATGGCCGTTGCCACCACGCCTACAGATGCCGCCACCGCCAGAATGGTTCCGCCGTGCTTGCGCAAGAATTTCGCGCATGTTTTCGTCAGTTTCATTGTCCAACCTCCATTTTGAAAAAATAAAGAGCCTACGATTTCTCGTAAGCTCCATTTCGATTAGTTGCTTTCTTTCTTTTTCATGTTCTCAAAAAGTCCCATCCTAGCAGAATCAAATACCTTCCGATTGCGTTTGCGTTTGCAATACTTTTTGTGAAACGTATCGGCCAGTTCATGCGCCGCCTGCATGTGGCCGTATTTTACCAAATCGCCCCATGCACACGCCACACTTGCTGCTGCGAGTGCGTCAATCACATAATAAGCTGCAATGCAACCCATAATTATTCCAATCAATTTCTTCATAGTTCGTACCTCCAAAACATAATTTTGAGACTAACCATCTCATAAAGCGCGTTGAATTTTTCGCGTCAGATCACATCAGCCTTCTTGAGAAGATCCATCAGCTGTGCTTTGGTCATCTCTGCGTCCACCACAAGATGGATCTTCAACTTCTGTTCTTTTTCGCTCCAGTTCGCCTGCACCTCGCCAAGCTGTACCTCTGTACCGGGTAACTGCTTTTTCAGCATCTTATTGATGACCTGCGAGATGATGCGGCGCAGAAAGCTCGACCGGATCAGCATAATGTCCTCCATAATCGTTCAACCTCCAAAAATAAAAATGAAAAAAGAGAGTGGAGATTGAGTCCACACCTCCACAATGAAGTGGCGCTCTACCATTTGAGCTATCTCTTCCATAAGGGAACATGAATTTTTCGCGGTTTGATAAAAAGATAAGAGGGCGTGATCTTTCAGATTTCGTCCTCTTCCAGATTGCTCTCTTCGTCTTTTGTATCAACCCAATTGTTCAGTTTGCTCATCTGATAATACGCCCATCCGCACAATGCCAAGCTAATGCTTGCACATACGGTGCAGTATTTGAAATAAGCCCCATAAGTAATAGGTTTGTTCATAAAGTTCTTAATAGCTTTCATCATAGTAATTTCTCCTTTCAATGTAAGCCCTCTTACCTCCATAAAGGAAGCTGTATTTTTCGCGCCGAAAAGAAAGAGCCCATGCTTTCGCATCAGCTCTTCTCCGGGACGGCCCAACTCAAGTTGTGTTCAACCGGTCTATCGTCAATTATCAGTCTTTCGACGGCCGGAATGCCCGACACAACAGCCATACAATAACGGTTACAATCGCCATTGCAACTGCTGTCATGATCATCTGCCCAACCGTAATCGAATAATTCCAAATTTTCTTAAAAATAGATTCGTTCATATTACATTCTCCTTTTCTTGGGCCTTCATCCCATAAAGCACGGAGAATTTTTCGCGTTTGGGCAAAAGAAAAGAGCCTACGATTCATTACACGTGCTCAGATCAAACTCCTGTCAAACACGGTCTCCCAGCGTTCTTTCTTGAGGGGTTTCATACGCAGTGCCCACATGATCTGCCGTACGGTCACAGTCGGGTACTCGCCCTTTGCGTTTTTCTTCTTTGCGTGGCTGTCAAAATACTGCCGGAACCCTTCATGCAGATAGATCTTGTCGGTCAGCCAGGGGTCGATGGCGCTCCAGTAAGTAGCCTTGGTTTTCTCGTTGTAACGCTGTTGGATCACGCACAGGCCTTTCCCCTGTTCCCGGTAGAGCGTGCAGACACGATACACCGGGTGATTGCATCGGTAAACGCTTCCGTAGTAGCTCGTCCACTCTTTTGGCGGTATGTCGTGATATCTCATAAAAAATAAAGAGAGCCCGCAGCTTTCGCCACGAACCCTCTCGGTTCCTCCTTTACTTTCTGTCCGTAAAGCCTCTTTTGATCTCATGGAGACCATCGTTCATTGCTCTGGAAAGCGGCGCTACACCGCCAGCCTCGCAGATCGACCAGTATACCGTCGTACCAATCGTTCCCAGAAACGTCAGGCAGCTGATGCCAAACTTCGCCCACTCAATGCGCCGTGCCTTCGCAGCCTTCTCCTGATCGTTGATGACCTCCTGGCCCTTCCGCCGTTCCTCATCCTCTTTCAGGTTCTGGTTGCTCTCCTGCTCGTCGCTCTTGAGCTGCATGTCGTACAGCTGCAATGCCATCTTCGCCGTGTTCGTGTACTCATCCGTACCCGGTTTCAAGTCCTTGAGACTCTCCAGCGATTGCTTTGCCGCTTCCTTCAGCAATTCTTTGTTTTCGTAGTTTTCCATTTTGATTTTCTCCTTTACAAAGTAATTAGAGTTTCCTCCATTAAGCACCATGTTTTTCTCGCGTCAGGTCCAATTTGTGCACCCGCAGCATGATGTACCTGTCGCCTTCAAAATTCTTCACCTCCTCATCCAGGCTCAGGCTCAGATAGGGCCAGTCGGGGGAATCTTCCTCGCCGATCAGCAGCTCCCCCACTTCGTAAATATCACGGTAATGGAACCAGCGGTAGAGCGCCATCCCGAAGAGCAGCCCCAGAACGATGGCAACGAATAACACAGCATAGTAGATGTACAGCATTTTGAAAATCTCCTTTTAATAATGTAGTGGATAAAACGGTCTTCTGCGTGATGAAAAAATAAAAGAGCCTACGATTTCTCGTAAGCTCTTTACGCCTTAGATGTCGTTGCGAATCAGAAACAGGTCATTTCTGCTTCGAGTTGCTCTCACAATTCCTCCTGCCCGGATCAATGTAATTGCATTTACATAAGCCGCGCGTGCATTTTTTGCATCCTTGTATTCGTCTGTATTCACAAACATCACTTTCTGGTTGCTTTCGATAAACACGCGGACCTTGTCCATTGCATTCACATAGCCCCGGTCAAAGTTCGTCTTTACCCGATAGTTCATAAATAATAATCTCCTTTCAAATTTCGGAAGACATCCTTCCATAAAGCACAGGGAAAATTTCGCGTTGCTTCGTTACGGCCTATTCTAAAATAGAAAAAAGAAAAGAGCGCATGTTTCCATACGCCCGTTTTCCGGTCAGAATCCATCAGCGGATACCACACCGAACATCGTTCAGCATGAGGAGTTCTTCGCCCTCATTCCAGCCTGCATACTTGTCGTTATACGACTCGTTAAATGCGGCCATAATAGAGTTCATCATTTCCTCAAAGCCCTTCACAATATTCTCCAGCATAGTAAATACCTCCTAAAATTGTTTATTTCTTTCCATAATAGAAGGTGAAATTTTCGCGTCTGTGCGTAATAAAGACAAAAAGGAAAGAGCTTGCGCTCAATCCTCCTTGAAAACGTATTTCCTGGTCAGCTTGATTGTTGCCATTGCGGTCATAGCAAACAGGATCATGCAGCCGATGAATGCCGGTGCAGCATTGCAGAATGCGTCCACCATGCTCTGAGTATCAAGCCATGCTCTGCCAAACGCAGCCATTTCGCTTGTATTCTCGAAAACATAGTTGTGACCCATTCCGGTCTGCATAAACACCAGAATCCATACAACTTCTTCCTTTGCCATTTCGATGCAATTCATCATAATTTCAAACATAATAAATCCTCCATTTTGAAATGTTGTTTTCTTCCATAATAGAGGTTGCATTTTTCGCGCCTGTGCAAAAAAAGGAAACGCCATGATTTACTCATAGCCACATGCTAGTTACATCCTCCGTTAGCATTAACGGCGGCGATTTCTAAACTTCCGTCTCCACCCGTAGGCTCGCCATTTACTATTCCATTCCTTCCATAATGCAGCATGTATTTTTCGCGTCTGCGTAAAAAATAAGAGCCTGTGATTTCTCACAAGCTCCATTTTGATCAGTGTTTCTTCTTTGTTCTGCTTTTCACCTCGTTTGTCTTTGCTCCGATCAGCTTTGCCAGTCTGACCAGAATCACAACGATCAAGATCCAGATAATCAAGTTAAACATATCAACATACCACCTTTCATAAAGGCAGCTGAATTTTTCGCGTCCAGATAAAAAGAAAGAGCCGCAGATTTCTCCACGGCTCTCGCCTTTATAAAACGATGTAGTTCGTCGGTTTGGTTACATGCTCGATGATTCCTGCTTTCTTCAGCAGCTCAAAGTCTCGTGCAATGCCGCCCAGGTCATAGTTTTCGAGCCTGAGCTGATACTCGCATTTCTTATGATCCTTATCACCACAGCTTCCCAGCTTGTCTACAAGTGAATCAATGATTCGACTGTCAACATCGCAGTTTCTGCGGATGACTTCTCTCATAAGATCGCGACGATCAGTCATATCGTCAACGCCCTTCACGTCAATGTACATAATAGTCTTTTTTGCCTTAAACATAGTAAAATCTCCTTTACATAATCAAATTTTCGTGAACTTTCGTCCATAAAGGAGCCTGAATTTTTCGCGTCATGCCCGCTCCCGGCTGAGGATCCAGAAGAACTTGCGATAGTTGTTGTAGTAAGTATCCTTGCAGCATGGGCACCCCTTGATCCGGAGGGCTTCATAGGAATGTCCTTCTGTCACGCCGCGCAGAATATAAGGTGCGATTGCTGGTTCCAGTTCGCCCAGGCAGTGCTCCAGCAGATCGACCCTACTCGAATAGAATGCTCGTGCCATCGCCATTTGCTCTGTCGGGTTCGATGGTGTTGCATTGACGATTGCTCCCGTGCTTTCCGGAAACGCTTTCCATCCGTCGATGCGTACCAATGCGCGCTTCCATTCGTCGTATTGTCGGCAAAAATGTTTCAGTTCGTAATACCGATGCTTTGAAATATAATAAGGATTCTTTTTCGATAGCTCCGCCCGTTCGCCCCGCATGATTTCGTTACAGTTTTTCATAAAGTAGACTCCTTTGCACTATTTCTCAGACCACGCTGAGTTCAAAGGAATACTACTGGAAAAAACTGTCGTCTGCGTCCTGTTTTATTTTATTCTGGGTGAAGCGTTGCCCATTTTGAAATCTATCGTTTAATCTAGAATAGAATTCATAAAAGAAAAAGCCCGGAAAATCCGAGCTTTTCAGCGTTATCTCATGTTTTTCAGAGGACTGTGCCTGCGGTACAGCTCTGCCAGATCCTCCTGTGTCAGGTCAAGATAAGCCTGTTCTGTCACGGTCACGCTGCTGTGCCCCAGAATCCGGCTCAGGGTGTAAATATCTCCGCCATTCATCAGGAACCGTTTTGCAAAGTTGTTCCGGAACACATGCGGGTGAACGTTCTTCAAACCAACTCTCTTAGCGTACTTTCGGACGTTGGCTTCAAAATTATTTGCCTGTAGTGGCTTCCCATTGTTTGTACAAAATAAAAAGTCGCTGTCACGGTAGCGGTCTTTGTACTTGATCCACTTCCGAATCTGCCCTGCCATCTTCTCTGAAAAGAATACCGACCTGCCTCGTTTTCCTTTCGTGTTTTTCGCAGGTAGCCAGATGAACCGTTTTACCAAATTCAGGTCATTGACTTTGATCATCAGACATTCGCTGATTCTCATACCGGTGTCCAGAAGCAGCTGAACAATCACAAAGTCCCTGTACTCACTAAATTTGGAAATATCCAGCGCTCTCAACAGCCGTTTGAAGTCGTCATCTGAGATAAATTCCAACGGCTTGTGATCTGTCTTCGTAAAGTCTCCACGCTTGATCGGCGATTTCCGAAGAATATCCTCATCGACGCACCAGTTAAAAAACACTCTGAGATTCCGCAGGTAGTTGTTGATCGTCACATCTGAGACTTGTTTTCCGTAGTCCGGACGGTTTTCCGGATAATTTCTGGCATCCTGATTCGTCACAGCGGTATACTTTCCCCGCCTCCGAATCTCCTGAATGTATCCCTGAATCGTCAGATGCGTAACATTTTCCGTGCGCTCAATTCCAATTTTGTACAAATGTTGCATGAACAACCTCAACGTCTGCTCATAACTGCCAATCGTCTTCATGCTCAGTCCCTTTAACTCGCACGCCTCCAGAAACATTTCTACATCTTTTTCCACCACAAAAAACCTCCGGAATCCATTCGGCTCCACACCCAATAAATTCCGGAGATTTATTGCCCTATCAACAATCAGTTTATCGCTACAGAATCCATAATTCTATAATTCCATAGCGATAAACATTTTTCAGCCTCCCAGAATTGCCAGATGTGCGCGCAAAATATCACGTCGGCATGTGCATCCATCACACTGCCCGCTGCCGCTTATCCAGCCGCATTTTGTCAGCGATCATCGCGATGAACTCCGAATTGGTGGGTTTTCCGCGCAGTTTGTGGATGGTATAGCCGAAGTAGCTGTTGAGGGTATCCACATCGCCGCGGTCCCACGCCACCTCAATGGCATGGCGGATGGCGCGCTCCACGCGGCTGGCAGTGGTACCGTTTTTAGGATAGGAAATTTACCTAATTGTTGTGAGGTATTCTCCGTTCTTCACAGGTATAGGCGCAAGTTGTTTATCGTGCCCTTATTATACCAGATGCTGGGGCATATATCCATCGACAAATCGCTCAAATCCGACAACTCAAAAAAGAAAAGTCCATGAAAATATCAATGCCCAGCGGCACCATATTTTTCCATAGACTTTTCCTCCATTTTGATTACTTCCTGGCGTTGTTTTCCGCCCTCAGCCGTGCAAACAGTTCGTCTGCCTCGATGGCCTCCTTGGTGAAGGAGTTGTTCTTCCACCAGTTGATAATGGCCACCACAACGGTGATGAGGGTGCTGACCAGTTGCTGGAGCTGCTCGTTGTCGATGGGCAGCGGGCTCTTGTTGAACGAAGCCAGCAGACTGTTCAGCAGTGCCACGATCAGGCAGATGGTTCTCGCCCAGGTCGCAGCACTTGCATTGGTATATTTCTCCATTTTGAAGTCCTCCTGTTCAGGCTGTGTGATCTTCCCGCAGCGGCAGTGCCTCCATCCGCTCGTATAGGTTCGTGCCGGTGCCGTTGCCCTTCAGTTCGTGGTACGCCTCGTATACAAGCCCCACGTTGGTCAGCCCTTCCGAGTCAACGTACCCTTGCTGGATGTAGTACCGGCAGCTCTGATAGAGTCTGTCGTGGAGCAGAGCCTTCACCGCTTTTTTCAGTGCCTTCTGCTCCTGGATGGTGGCATAGAACGCCTTCCCCGCCCATCCCAGTGCCGCCGCGATGATCAGGGAGACCACCTCGTTGAAATGGGTCACGATAAAGCTTTCCGTGGGGTTCACGCTCCCTTCACGCTTGTCAGACCCGCTTTTGCAATGATACTCGGGTAATCCTTGTAGACATGGTTCATGTCTACCACGCCGCTCACACCAGCCACCTTGCCCTTGGAGCTGTACTGCCACATACCGTGCTTGCGGGTCGGCCGCTTGTTCCGGTAGTCCGCCAGCCATAGGTCAAAGTCATTCAGCTGCCACATGTTCAGGTTGTAGTCGGCAAAGTTCGAGTAGGTGTACAGAATCGCGTACAGCCCCCACTTTTCGATCTCCCTGAGCTCCATTTTGACAAGTTTCGTCAACTCGGCTGCGGGCAGACTTTTCAGATGGGGGTCCTCCACGTCCATAGCAATGGGCAGTTCAAAGCTCTTTCCTTCCAGGCAGGTCTTGAGCAGGTTCAGCTCCTTCTTTGCCATGCCTTCCGTTACCGCAACGGTGTAAGCATATACGCCAACTGGCAAACCCACAGATTTGGCCCCGGCATAGTTCGCTTCAAAGCGCGGATCGACGTAGAGCTGCCCGCTCTTGGTGGAAACTGCACGGATCATCACGCCACCTACTTTTCCGCTGGCCTTGACTTTTTTCCAGTCAATGGTTCCCTGCCAGCGGGAAACGTCGATGACATCAAGCATTGCCCTGCTCCTTCAGTTTCTCGGCCAGCTGGGTGCACAGCTTTTCGTACTCCTCTTCGGTCAGGCGGTCGTTGGCAAAGAAGATATCCAGCTTCCGCTGCATCCCGTTGGTCTTGCCGCGTTCGATCAGGCGTGCACAGGTGTTGTAGAGTTCCATTTTGATTCCTTTCTGCTCACGTTCTGCATGAGCCATCTTAATGTAAAAAATCGCTCATCAGCATTTCTTTTCAGTGTGCCAATAAGCGAAACGATACAAATGGGCTGACCCGGCTCTTATTCCTCCGGCGTAACCCCCAGCTCCAGCATGGTCAACCGGTACTCCTGATCCACCACCAGGCTGTCGGTGTCGGTTTGGGCGCTTTGCAGGGCGGCCAGTGTTTCGGGCAGGGTGTCCACGGCTTTCTGTCTTGCCGCTGCCTTCTGCTGGGCCGCTTCCTGTGCAGCCAGCTCTTCGGCGGTCGGCGGCTGGGGCACTTCCCCGTATTCGTACACCTCATACTCCGCCCCGCATAGCCGGATGCCCCAGTAAGCTTCCCCGGGCTGTGCGTTTTGGTTGTGTGCGTTCACCGCAGCCTCGATCGCGCTGTAATCTGCCGGGGTGCCGTCGGTCTCGGTCGGTATCGTGTACCCGGGGCGGATCGCTGTTTCTTCCATTTTGAACTCTCCTTTCCGGGTGCTCAGTTAATATAGTTTCGTTCGAGCCATAAGAACCCAGTAACCGTTGTCACTAGCGTATTCAGTGGCAGCACGATGCAGGGGCGCAGACCGTATGAGTCCTCTCTGTGGCGGCCTACACTGGAAAAACTTCCATCCGCATAAAACGTGTACATATAGTTGCCGTTGTGAGTTCGCTTGGAGCGTGTCCAGTATTCAGTGTCTACTTTTCGCTTGTCGGTGGCAGCAGTTGTGTAGTCGAAGTAGTCCAGTTTTGCACCCTCCTGCGCCATCAGGCCATCTGTGCCCTGCCAGGTGTAAACACCCATCTCGACCGCGGAAAGCAGAAAGCACTTTCTCGAAAGGCCGTTCGAGCCGGAGGAAACATTGGCCGAATTGTAATCCGCCTGCTTCACGTAGGGCAGATGCACGGTCATCAGGCGGTTTGCTACACTGGGTGTGATATTTCCGCCCGGGTAGTTGACACACCAGTTGTCCAGTGCATACCCTTCGTAACCGTAGATGTAACCGCCGCTGATGGAAGTGGACGCTGCAATGTTTGTTCGCCAGAGCCATGCGCCGTTGGCCGTGCTGTCGTACAACCCGCCGCCCGGAACGCCCTTGTGCACCAGCTCATACCAGTAGGTATTGCCGCTCGGGTTTGCAATGCCAAATTTCGTCCCCAGTGCAAAGGAGCTGATGGGATTGCCGCCATCATAAAACTTCTTGGCCACGCCATCCACGCCGATATAGCCCTTGTATACTGGCCTTGCGGCACCATTCACGCCGGTGTAGATTTTGGAGACCGACTTGGCACTTCCGCCGATTCCGGTATAAACTGCCATGTTCTGTCCTCCTTATGCGTACACCAGCAGGATAGAGCCGGTTGCAAGGCTGCTTCCCGCACCGGGGTCACTGGTTTGGGAGACTAACTATTAAAAGTCAAGCCCCAAAATGAAAAAATCCGTCTGCCGACCGCTGCCCCTGACAAACAGCATTCAAATTCCATAATCAATGCA